TTGAGAGCCCATTTTTCGGGATCGAATGACTTCTTTCCCATTTGAGGAACGTACTTGTGTTTCCACTGTTCCGCTCTGTCATCAAAATCATCGTCCAAGGTACGGCAAAACAAATGGGCTTTTTCAGCTACGATCTTCATTTGTTCCCGTCTTTTCTCGAAAACTTCACGTCCGTGGAAAAACCACTCGCGCAAAGCTCCATCAACATTTTGGCCACATACCTCAAGAGGTGTGGCTTCCTTAGACTCAAGAATAGAATGCAACGACTTAAAAATAGAAGATTCATCGAGCACTCCAACAAACATACCCAAATCCTCATCATACCTATCTTTCCGCTTCAAAAAATCAGCGTCATATCTAGACATGAAAGGAACGGGATCCGACTCTTTGTCAGGCATGGTAAAAACCATATCATTAGCCTTTAATGTATTGGCCATAGAAACATGGTTGAACTTGTCATATCCCTGTCGAACAGACCCTTTAGCATCATCGCCGTAGGTCATAAGGGTAACCAAGTCTCTGAAACGCGCAGTGCGTCCCAAAGAAAGTTCTTTACCAATTGTCTTTAACTCCTTTTGCGAATAAACATCATAGAAACAAATCCTATGCAGGAGGGAATTGACGATACTGTTAATATAAACAGTCATATTTTGCCCTGATGGGTTGGTTCCAAGGAAGCGAATAAGCGTTCCATTGTAAGCCACCAAAGGCGTACACACTTCGTGCGTAATAACAGCCATCCTCTTAAGGTCAGAAGATGTGTAATTGCCAGACCAAGACGCGATCTTCATCATAATAGAGAAGGCCGAAATAGTCAACTGAGCTGGCATGCGAAGATCATACTTTGAGTAGTCCCCCGCGATGACCCGATCATCTCCAAACTTTGCCATAAATCTTGACAATTCATCCCACTCGGGTCCGTGAGAATTTACTCCAACTGCTGTTTCTGACACAAGTGGATATAGTGAAATGAAACGTGCTACTGGTAAAAAGTACTTCCTAATAGCATATTGAAGTGCAAGGGGTGCGGCTTGGAACACACGTACCTTGTCTTTTGTAATTTTGGTTGGTTCGTCCTTAAGACTGGCTCCAAAAATCATGTTAAGCATTTCTCCAGAATCAGCCGCAGCTAATACTCGAGCGATTTCAGCCTGTACTTCGGGAGTAAATTCCCGTGGACACGAGTGCTCATCAGTAGGTGGTAGATCTACCAAGAACCTCGACTTAGGACCTCCAATGGGGTAACCCATAGAAGTCTTCGTAACCATGGCGTCGATGAAACGCCTGCCCTCAATACCAGAAATAGTTTCCTGATGTGATAAGGGTCTCATTTCAGCGAAATGTAAAGAACTGTCTCGCTTAAACACCTGCTCCATTTCAGCTAGGTAATCATCCATAGCTACTTCCACCTTAACGGGATCGAACCCTATAGATGGTTTAGAACATACCTCTAGTGACTCGTACCATGGTCTCCAACTTTGCGAATCTACCCTTCCATTTTCCAGTTCAACTGGCTTAACGAATTTGGGCGGACCATGCATATTAGGAACCCCGGTCACTTCCTCCACTAATTTAGAGATAGGCGTCTCGATTACTCGAGAAGTAAATTTCGCCTTCCCAGTGACTGTGCCATAAGGAACAATCGCTGGATCTCCTGTAATAAAGTTTGTTGGGCATTTCTTATGAACTGTTCCACTAATAGCAAATTCCTTTCCCATCATAGAATCTGGGATTTCTGCTGCTTGTGGTGCCTCAACGAATGTTGGGCTGAGCTTTTCCAGCTCAGCGCATGCGCTAGTAAGTTGTGCGCTAGTAAGAGCAAAGCCGCAGCCTCGCTTAGTGCCAGTGACTCCTCCAATGTGGAATCCTAAGATCTTTTTGATCACTGTATCTGACACAATAGGTGCCATGCACATCCCTTCGTATGTTTCCATAGTACGTAACGTATAGAATGAACCTGGGAAAACGGCAATGCCGTTGTGCACGTCATTCGCATGTTGCCACATCAAGTTATCCTCGAAGGGCTTGAGCTTATCATTAACTCCATGCATAACTGCCATAACTGGGTGTCGAACGTAATCTGGCTCGAAGTGTTTAATCATGGTCTTTGATGGTTGTGCATTTGGTACATACACTAGTGCTGCATCAGTATTGGGAATAATATAACATCTCTTCCTATTAACAATAGTCGAAAAATTCCCTGACGTAGTTCTAAATTTGGCTTCAGTGGGGACCTGCGGAAGAATGTGTGCAGGAACCAAAAACATCTTGCTTTTGACACAAAATGCTCCACTGTAATAATCTCCGATCTCCACGATGCTTAAAGCGGTGCGGAGACCTTTCTGGGCAAATTCCTGGTTGCAAAAAC